TAGCAAGAGTTGCTCCAGAGGTTAGATTCCAGTCAATGTTTGAGATATGTGCTGTACCAATAGTTGCAGTTGAGGCAATAATCCCATTAGTAAAGATAAGATTTGTAGAAATAGTTGAATGATTAGCAATATTATTTGTAGTAAGGTTTCCAGTAGAGATTGTAGAAGCATAGATATTGTTAAAGTATCCCACATTTATAGAAGCAGTAGAATTAACACTTAAATTATTAACAACAAGTGAATCAATAACACCAGTTGCTGGGTAGTTATATACAACTGTTATCTCATCACCACTTTGAGGTGCTGTATTAAAATCAAATGTACCTGAAGCAGGTGTTGTTTCTACCCAGTCCTCTGCAGTACCTTGTGTTTGTAATTGTCCATTTAAAAATACTCTTAATGTTCCTGTTAAATATTCAGTCTTTGAAACAGTAAATGTGGTATTTGAACCATTTATAGTTCCTGATAAAACTCCATAAGTATCAGCAGTACCACCACTTTGGTCTATTTGTATAGCTTCCAAAGAACCAGCACTACCCCCACCTCCAGAGGTATCTTTAAGCCTTAATTCACCTAAAATGTAATCAAAAAATACTGTCATAGGTATGTCAAACTTGCCCTGTTATCCCAAATATTGTCATAAAAAGCATTTCCATCAGAGTATTCAATGGCAACTGGGTTAGTTGTTGTTACTCTAAAGATTTTCCATACTGCAGTTGATGTTGTAGAACCAGTTTTAGCATATCCTACATAGACATAAGTGCCTGTGTCATCAACTCTTATAGATTCATTAGTTTTTTGGATTCTTTGGTATCCCTCACCATCCTGTGAGTTACCTACATGACCAAATTGTTCCCACATCATCCATGCTTCTGGAGAATTGTGTCCTGAACCTATCATGTCTGGTCTTGTAATTGGAGGCATTAGGCTTTCATCCTTTCAATATCTTGTTCAAGTTTTGCTTTATCCCCAAGTAGGAATAAATACCTTGCAACAGTTTTAATCTTTTTTTCACTCATATTATTAGCAAGTGAGTCAGAAACTTCTCTAACTCTAAACATAATCTCATCAAGATTTGTAGCACCTCTTGCTTTTGCATACTCAACAATTCTATCTAAATCTGCATTGTATTTACCAACTTCAGAGTTAAGTATTCCAAACATTTCTGCAAGTTTATTTAACACAACATCTCTTGGAACTATTGTTTGAGGTGTTGGTTCTTGAGGTGTTTCACTAGGGGTATTTGCCTGTGTATCAACAGGGTTGTTTTGTAATTCTAATTCTACTTTTTTAATATCTTGTGAGCCTAGCATAAGTTAGGAATACAATTTTAGGAGAGATAATTCAACCTTGCAGAGATTTCACCACTTTTCATCTTACCTATTTGTTGAAAATGATATTCAGCTGGAGATATTCTATTTACCTTAAGAGGGTTAGGCCACCAACCATCATGGTCAAAACCATAACACTCATTTGAACCATCAAGCAAGATTTTGTAACCTAAAATCTTTGCTCTTTCAGCAATGTTTGTGTTATCCCAAGCAAAACCTCTCTTGTCATACTCCTCATCCATTCCACCTAAATCCATAATTGCTTTCTTTGAGATACAAGCCCAATTTAATTCCCATTCAACAGGTTCAGCAGGTCTTACTCCCTTAAATCCATTCTCTCTTGGGTCTTGCCAGAATTTATTTTCTGGTTTTAATGTGTAAGGTTGTGCAAAGACAGAAATTAACCCTTTAGGATTTACAATTTCATCTGCTGTTGGTGATGAATATTGATGTCCTACTCCTGTAATTAATGCATTCCCATTTTCCATTTCATTTATATAAGCAAACTTTTCTAAAGCATCATGAGGAATGTAGATATAGTCCTGCAAACAAACTATTAAATCCCCATCACAATTCTTAAAGCCTAAATTATCTGCTCTTGCAAGTCTTGAAAGGTAACCATCCATAGGTAAAACTGTCTGGTCAATGTGTTCTATATTAAATCTATGAAATAGACTTTTAACTTCTTCTTTTCTTTCATGATACAAACCATCAACAAATACAAGTTGAATATCCTGAATTGTTTGTCTTGCTAAATTTGCTTTTAGAATATCTAAACCACCATATCTATTTGAAATATATAAAACTGAAATCATATTTTCTTTGCCTTTACATGAACACAACTATCTACATAAATGTCATCTATACCAAATCCTGCATCTGTTAGCCACTTAACTGCAAGTCTTGGAGTCCATCCTGTATAGTGATGGTCAAACTTATCAAGACCTCCACCAAAAGCATAGAATACTGCTTTCTCATCATGACCTTGTCTAACCAAATCACAATGCCACTCAAAATTGGGTACAATAATATTAAGTATCCCACCAACTTCTAAACAGTCTTTTAACATTGGAAGTATTTTTGTGTTCAATTCTTTACTGTGAAAATGCTCTAATACATGGGATGCTCTTATCTCTGAACACATATTTTCTCCAATTGTTTCTTTCAAATCTCTTATATCACAAACAATATCAATGCCCTCATGAGCATCTACATCTTGGAGTAAGTAACCAGCACCTGCTTGGTTCTCTCCCTCTGCAGGGTTACCAGCACCAATGTCAATTTTCATTCCCTTAAAAATTTGTTTCATGTTTGAAATTCCTATTAAAATATTTTTCTAACCTGTCATTAGTGGTTAGGTTTCTTTGATTCCATGTAAATATAATTGCTTGGATTAAATCTTCTTTAGTCAATGTTTCTAACATCAGAGTAGTTATTTGGTCTTTGGTTAATTGAGGCAAAAAGTTTTTAAGTACCTTTTCATTGACTTCTACTTTAGGATGTTTTGTCATAGTATTGATTTTATAGTATCTGCCATGTGCTTTACAGTAAAGTTTGGCAAAATGTATTCCTCTCTGTAATTGTAACAATTATCTACTGCATTTACTGTCTGCTTTATAAAGTCCTGTGCATCATATTTAGCACTCATAACAGCTGGTATTTTAGATGCTTTAATTGTGTCTAATGCTACAACTGGGGTGTTGCAAGAAAGTGATGATAAGGCTAGCTCAAATGAATCTTCTTCTTCAAGTAAAGACAAAACTTTAGACTGGTTAATTATTAAATTTAGAATATCACTCCTATAAAGAGGTAGTTTTACAGTTGTAGATAATGAGTTTGATATTGAGCCATAAAGTCTGACATTAGCAAAAAACTCAAAATTATTTTCTGTTATTTCTTGTGGGTAGCAGACACTAAAGAATTTATGTATATTCAAATCAGTAAAGTTTTCTTCATCAACTACAGGTTGGACAATGCTATTTTTGTAAAACTTTTTATCTTCTTCAGTTTCAACAATTACTGCATCAAAAAGATTAGTGTCCTTTGTTTTATGAGTTATACCTTTATGAATATAGATTTTTTTCTTTTGATTTCCAAATAAATTCTCAAAGTTAAAGTTTGATGTTCCAATGATGATTAGGATGTCTGGTTCATAAAACATATTAACCCCATAGTGCAAAGTCTTAAGGTCTGGTTTTAACCAGATAGTGTAGTTTTCTTTTTCTCTATAAACAGCAGAGTTAGTATCAGTTAATGCAAAGTAAGCAAATTCATAATTTTTAGGGAAAAACTTGGACATCTTAACAGCCCAGTTAGGGATAAAATAACTTTCTACTTTTTTTTTATCTGTCCATACTACTGCAATTTTAGTGTTGTTCATCTAACTTCTCCTCATTATAAAAATAGTAAGGTGAGTTCCCATAAGTTCTATCAATATCCTCACTTGTTAGTTGTTCTTTGAATACTTTAAGTCTTGGAACATTGTTTTTATCATAAGGAATAATGAAGTCTGGGTTATGCCATCTCAAAAGGTTGTTTGGCTGGATACAAAAGTTACCATCATCAAGAACTATAAACTGGTAGCATTTGCTGTCTGGGTCATTGGAGTATCCTACATTAAGTTCATTCAAATCACCCTCATAGTCATCAATAGTAAATAAGTATTTACCACTTCTCCAAACCCCATCTCTGCAATGAACATCAACTCTTTTGTTTTGTAAGAAAGCAAATGTTGTAACTGCTATGTTGTTTGATTGGCAATCCCAAGTCTGAAGTAAAGATAATCTTTTTTCCTCATCATCTGAAAGCACATCAAAATCTTCTAGGTGTGCAAATGCACTTATTGGCATATTGTAGAAAATTGCTCCTATTTTTGATAAGAAATGAAAGTGCATTGGTCTGTTAAGCATAGACTTAACACCAAAAATGTAACCCTCTAAATTGTCAGAATGCCCTGTATATTCTTTTCTTATAAAACACCCAACATAAGGAATATTTGCATTTAATTGAGCCATTCTCTCCCCCAAAGTAATGCAATTTTTTTCCAGTAAAAATTCTTAATGCCAGTCTTACCTTTTTCAGCCTCTGCTTTGAGCCACTCTGGGTTCTCATAAGCATAAACTAATGCTTCAAGATATTTCTTTTTTGTTTCTGGTTCAAAGCCATCTCCATCAATCATGATTCCAGAATAAACTGTATCCATAAGTCCTGCTCTCTTCATTGTAATTGGAACACACCCAAGTCTTTGGGAGTTAAGAGCTGTAATACAATTAGTTTCATCAAATGTGCAGTAGTATGCCCACACATCACAAGACTTTGTTAGCTCATCTAGGTCAGTTTTGGATAATCTTCCATAGTCAGTAACTCCATCTTGTTTAAGTAACTCAAGCATTTTCTCTTTCCATTTCATCATATAAGGATTATTTGAGTATCCTTTGTCAAACATATTCCACCCATAGCAAAAATGTAACTCTGCTGTAGGGATTTTTTCTTTTATTTGAGGCCACATTCTTAACAAATGCTCTAAACCTCTATCTGGACTTGATGCATAAAGCAGTCTAAATGGTTTCATTTTTTATTCCTTTGTAAAATTTTCTCTATTTCAGCTTCAAGAATTGCTTTGACTTGTGCCTTTTGGCTGTCATCTAAAGCTCTTAATTGCTCTTTAGTCATATTCATTATTTGTTCTAATGTATTAATCATTTTCTACTACTCCATTTGAAATAACTACTGCTTTGCTGTCTGGTAATTGTGGGATATTAGTTCTATGCCATGTGCTTTTGAAGAATACCTTATCAATTTTGTTTATTCTTTCTGGTGTCCATTGTGTTGGGTCTGCAATGTCATGTAAGTCCATGTATAAGTTCTTGGCATTTATATCTAAATCAAGTAAGTGAGGGCTTCTCCAAAGAATTAAGGTATTAAATTCATCTTTGAAGTTCATTAAGTAGTATGGAACATATAAAACTCCATCAATCATTTCAGTTTTTGGAGTATCACAGAATACTGTTACTTCATATCCTAATTGTTCCCACTCTTTTGCAAGATAAATTACTGCAGATTCTGAACCACCAATTCCCTTTTTAAGAGAATGGGCATTCCAAGTTTCTAAATGTTTAGCACCCCATGAAGCAAAATAGACTATAGAGTCATCACTCCATTTTTTAGGAGGTAAATTATTAGCAATCTGCATCAAAAATTGTTCTTCTTTGTATTCTTCTGGAGCAAGTTGAAGAAGTTTTAATACATCCTCATATTTTCCTGCTTTGTTAAGGTAAGTTGCAAAATTAACAAATCCTTTTGCTACCATTTGTTTGTTTTGTTCAGCAACAACACTATCTAAAAGACCATCTGGTATTACCTCATGTCTTTGTCTAGCCCATTCACAAGCCTCATCAAGTTTTCCATTTTTAATTGCTTGTTGATATTTAAGTGTTGTGAATAAAAGTTTAATTTCCATAGGATTTCCTATAGTTGCTTGTGATTTATGCTCTCCTAAAACCTTTTGTACAAGGTCTAGGTAGTAATTTGCTAAATCATCTTGATTTAATTGTAGGTATAAATCAGCAATTCTCAAATTAACTGTATGGTTTTTAGGGTATTCTGTATTTGCCATTAAAAAGTATTTAAGAGATTCTTCTTTTGGTTTGTTAAGTCTTTGAGCAATCATGCCTTTGTATTCCCAAGCATTTGCTTTTTCTTGATTCCAGCCAGATACTTTCAAGTATTTGTCTAGGTACTCATCAGCCTGTCTTAACTTATCATCACCACCAACATCAAAATAGGTTTTAGCTAGATAAAATACAGTTCTAGGGTCAGAATAGTTTTCTTCTTTTGCTTGTATTTCAAGAATCTCAACATTTCTCATCAAAGCCCCTTTGGATTTTTCCATGTCTGCTGTATGAATCCAGACCAAGTTTTGTCCTATTTTTGGGTCATAAGTATATTGAACTGCTCTAATAGGAACACCTTGATTTGGAATTAAAACCTCATGTAATCTTGATTTCCAAGAATACTTTTTAGGATTTATAAATCTTTCTCTCTCATGGTTGATAACAACTTCTTTAATTCTGCCTTTTTCATCAAAGACATTGGCATAGTTGTAGGTACAAAAAATCATATCAACCCCCTGTGCTTTTGCTTGGGTTACTATGTTTCTTATCTCTACACCACCTTGTAATAAATCATCAGTATCTGCCCAAGAAAGATAGTCATATTCTTTATCTACAATGCTCCATGATACTTTTCTTGCTTCTGCAAAGTTAGAAAAGAACCATTTGCCATTCTCATCTTGTGAATATATTGCTGGATGAGTTTCTGGAGTGGTAGATATAGACTTACCTTTCCATTTTCTAACTAATTTATGTATTTTGTCATGTTCTCCAGATGTGCCAGTTACTGCTACATAAAGACCATCAAAAAAGGGCATAAAGCTATCTAATGATTTCTCAAATAAGTTGTACTCTGAATTATCTTTTACTATGTATGTTAATGCTATTTTGGCACTCATTTTAATTTACTTTCTAATTCAATTACTTTTTTTTGTAGTTCAATTATCTTTTGTTGTAACTCTATAATTTGGTTGTTATCATTTATTTTATTTTCTACTTCAATAGTTTTTTCTTTTTCAGAATTTTTATCAATAACATCTAATAGGTCTTGTCTTCTATCAGGTATATGATGAAGAGCAGTAAAATCATATCCATAGCCAGTAGTATTTTTTGACTTAAATAATATTGGGTATAAAAAGCTAGTTATTGGAGGAATCATTCTTTTACCCCTTCATAAATGTTTCCAATTACTGTCATATAATCTGTATCATCCCATTGAAAATCTATCCAATTCTTTGTTTCTCTGTTAAATAAGATATAGGTGCAAGTATCAGGAAATGTTGGGTATTCATCTGCATTATCTTCATCTAAATAAACAACTTCAAATACTTCAGAGTTTTCATCTTTACCATTAAATGTTTTATCTAATCTAACTAAATCTCCTTCATATATGTCTTTGTAATTTGTATCTCTTTCACCTACAAATTGCATTAAAACATTTCCTGCATCTTGATACTCCCAATTATAATCATCTATAGTAATTAGATTATGAGAATTTATTATTTTTACTTCTGAATTATTTATAACAGAGTAAAAATCCCATCTTCCATCATCCCAAATTGTTATATTTTGTTTTAATCCTCTTGTATCTAAAGAACTTTGTACAGATGAATACATTTTTTTTTCACTTAAATTCCAAATTCTAAATTTAATTGTTCTCATTTTTCATTTTCTCCCATTCTTCTGAATTATAAAAATCTTTATTTACAACTTCAACAATACTTATTGTTTCACCACCTTCATCTTCTTCAGAATCATCTTCAAACATTTTATACAATGCTTCTTTTGGTATTTCTTGACTTCTATCAAAATATTTAGGGTTATTTACCCACTTATAATATTCATCAACAGCTTTTTCTTTTACATCTTCATCTTCTCTTACTTCAAAAAAATCACCACAAGTCTCACCATAACTTGTCATTAAAAAATATTTCTTCATATTGAACTTGCTACCCTTAATATAGGTAATGTTTTACTTAATCCCCTAACAAAATCCCTATCAAATTTTTGGTCTGGGAAGATTGCATAGATTAACTCTGCAAATTTTTCTGGTATTTCTAATTGATGTTGCATCATTCCATCTCCTTGTTTAACTATAGCAGTACCATAGTTATGCTCTCTTCTTAAATGAGCAATGGATACAAGGTATTCTGAATATGCTTCTGGAAATTCACTTTTGAAAAAATCAAATAGTCTTGCAACTATTTCCCAATCTTTTTCTGTTTCAATTGTAGTTCCTGAATTTTTGGACAATTCCACCAACTTGTCTATTAGTTCTACCTTTTTTCTAGGTACTTCTACATAATAAAATTGGTCAGCAGTTTCCATAGTCTTTTAAGTGTGGGCAATTGCAACAAACAAGATGTTGAATCAACTGATAAGGAAGAACACAATCACCCACAGCTTGATTATACCAAATTCAACTCAAACTGGTTTGCTTCAGTAAATCTATATATAAATACAAAAAGGGATGGCATTTCTGCCACCCCTAATTGATGAAATCCTACTATTTGTAGAAATTATCCATTCAAAGCAAACCCTGTTACTTTTACAGAAGCTGGTTCTGCATAAGATTCAAGAGTCATTTCTGTGATGTATTGACCAAAGTCATAATCTCCAGATTTTGCTAATTCTTGGAATTGAGGTTCTCTTCCCTCTAGGAATGCCATCTTGAATGTATCAAGTTTGACAGCATAAAGAGTTGTTGAACCAGCAACATTTCTTACATCTTTGTGAGGAACAATTCTTACTACACCTGTTGAAGCTTCAAACACAGAGATATTTCTGTATAGTCTGTCAGTTTCATTGACATAGTTAGTTATATTGGTTGTGAATGTTGAGATTTTTCTCTTCAACCCCATAGGGCAGATGATAGTGTCAGCAACATATTCATTTCCAACTTTGTCCCAAGACAATTGTAGGATGTTCTCTAAAGTATCAACTGATAAAGAAGTACCTGAAGATAATGCAGTAGCATTAGTTGAGATACATCCATCAAGACCAGCCATTCCTCTAGCAACACCAGAAGCTCCTGATGCTTTAGTTCCATTAACAAGAGCAAATTCCATTTTTGCATTCATTCTCATTAAGGCTTTTTCCTTTTGGAAAGCATAAGGGTCTTGGTTAGTTGCAACAGCAACAGCTCTTTCAGTTCCAGAAACTTTAACAACTTCAGATATGATAGCTGTTACATTGTTTGACCTAACAGGAGCTGTTAAATCAACAACAGTAGCATCAGCACCCTCAACTGTGAAAGTTACTGTAGTAGGTCTTGATTGGTAGAATGTAGGCCACTCATGTAAAGTGTTTCTAGCAATGCTAGTTCCTAAATTTTCTACTAAATAGTTTCCTCCTAAAGGAGATACATCTTTCAAAATGCTTAATAGAGATTCTCTTCTTGAAGCATCTTGGTAAGTTATTAAACCTATAGCCATATTTTATTCACCTCTTTTCTTTTTGGCATTTATATACCAATGTTCTTAAGTCTTTCAATAATTGCTCTGCTATCTCCAGTTCTAGTTCTTGCTCTCAAATCATCTAAATTTGTTCCCTCTTGTCTAGCTCTATTAGAGTTAGAAAGTGGAGCATTGTTAGCTATTTGTGATTGAGCCTTTTTATAGTCCTCAATAGCTTTAGCACTCTCTGCAGACTTCTTACTGCTTGGTGTATAAAAACTAATTACTTGGTCAGCTACTTCTCCTAGAGAAACAGTTTTGTTCTCATAGAATTTTTGCCTTAACACTCTGTCCTTTACCAACTCAAAAAAAGTTGGGTCAAATTCAGAGCTTTGAGGATTAAGATATGGGTGCTTCATATGAGCCTCCCTTACCTCCATGTCCTCTCTTGCCTTTTGGGCAAGGGCCTTTGCCTCAAGTGCAGACATCTTTGCTTCTTTTAGGTCTTGATTAAGTCTGGCAATATCAACATTGCCCTCCTCATCAACATAACTATCAGAAGAAGTAGTGTTGCCTTGAACACTATCTGACTTGATAGAGTCATAAACTGAACCATAAGGACTTGGTTCAGAGTTCTTTGTACTTGCAAGTTTTTGGAGCTGTTCCTTTAACTCCTTATTACTTTGGAGTAATTTTTGGAATTGCTCCTTTGTTCTGTCATTAGATGTATCTAATTGATAATCATCAGCAGAACTTTCTGTTTGGGTTTCAACTGGTGGCAAATCAGTAGGTGTTTCAAACTCACCTTGAGCTACTTGCTCACTCATGCCTTGATTTGGATTGTAATCATCCATTTTTAGTTTCCCTTTCTATGCTCTGTTATTTAGTGTGGTGAGCATCCCCACAGAAACTACTTAATAAATAAAAAAGTTATATACCAATGTCAAAGGGTTATTTTTTGTAAAAAGTTTTGGGAGAAGATGTTACCACCTCCTCCCTTGATTCTCTCCCAGTTCAGTAAAAGTTCTAGGTCTGCCTTTCCACTCCCCATAGTGCAAAGTGTCATGGCATTCCACACAAATTGTCATTAAGTTAGAGGGGTCATCTGAACCACCATGCCTCCTCCAGACAATATGATGAACTTCAAGAAGATAATCTGAAAATCTGCCACCTCTCTTACAGAATCTGCAAGTGAAGTCATCTCTTTCAAGAATATATCTCCTTACTTCTTTTGAAAGCCTCCCCACATAGAACCTACCTTTCAATGTAGGCATGAACCATTTGCCAACCCTCCTTGATGTAAGGTTTAGCCATAAGGTTTGCCTGTTCCATGTAGTCAAGAACTGGGTTTCTTGATGCTTTTACATACATAACAAGATTCCCAAACTCATGGTTCTTAACCAACTTTATAACAAGCATTGAGTTCATTAGAAATCCTCCCAACTAGAATCCATGTTTGGATAGAATTGGTAATCCCTAATCTCAACCTTTTCAATCTTCCACCCATCTTGGATGTAGGATTTAGCCATGTTGTATGCAACATCTACATAAATAGACATATATACATCCATGACTCTCTTGGTCATAAACATTGGCTTTTCACCAAACTTAACCAAATGCACAACAAGCTCAAAGTGAAAATGTGGTGGCATATATCTCTCCTTATCTATGCTCAAATTAAAAATACAACTTTTGTTATAATCTGTGTAGATGCCTACAGAGAAAAATAATAGATTTTATAGAAAGTCCATGAGCCAATGGGTTTTTAACCAAGCTATTTTTGATGAAAGAATGGCTATGGGTTTCTCTCAAGAAGAGATGGGTAGGTTACTTAAAGTTTCAGGTAAAGCAATTAACAGTTATGAAATGAAAAAGATTAAGCCATCTATGGATGTAATCATTGAGTTTCTAAAAGTGTTTAATAAGAAAGTCTTTATTGTTGATAAAAATGAAGATGTAAGTGAATTTGACTTTACAAGCAGAACCCAATCACATTTCAAGAACAATGAAGATTAAATACCAAAGACCTCCAATGAAAAAAGTGATTGTAGTAGAAAGCTCTGACATATTTAGAGTTGTTATTAAAAGAATTAGGGAAGATTACAATTTAACTCAATCAAAGTTAGGAAAAATGACTGGAACAAACAAAGCAGTTATATCCAGCTATGAAAATAAGGTAGCAACTGTTTCTGTTAATTTATTTATTAAGATTCTTGCTGTTGCTGGGTACAGGTTAGAGATTAGGAAAATAGAAGATTCAGCAGTTCCACTTTCTCAAAGCTAATGCTTTTCTTGTAGGTCTGCCTTTTTCATCTTTCATAGGGCCAGAAACACCACTCATCCTTGCACAGAAACTTTTTCTCCTGTTGTATGCTTCTGAACCTTTTTTAAGCTTACTAGGTGGTGTAGTAACTGCCATCTTAAGTTTGGATTTTGGATTCTCACTTCTGTATGAAGCAACTCCTTTTCTATTAAGGCCACCTTTTGGGTCTTTACCCTCTTTTCTTGTCCATGCTGGTGTTTTGTATGCCATGTCATTTATTTCTTTTTGTAAGTTTTTAATGCCTTAAATGCTTTAGGTTCAATGGTTGATTTCTTTTTTGATTTAGAAGTACCCATTCTTCTAGCAAGTGCAATGTTTTTAACTAAACTATTCTTCATTGCTTTGAGTTGTTCAATAGTTTTTCTCATTATTTTTTGCCTTTCTTCATCATTTTTTTACCCATACCAGATACTGCTAATGCAATTGCAATGGCTTGTTTTCTTGATTTAACAGTTTTTGCTTTCTTTGGGCCTTTTGGGTCAATACCACTTTTTAACTTACCCTCTTTGTACTCTCTCATTATTTTAGCCATTTTGCTTTCAGCTTTTGTTTTATTCATAGTTTTATTTGATGGATTTAAGGTAAATCCAAAACCTAACATAGCCATCTGATTTATTCCTCTCATTAATTTTGTTACTTACTTACTAATACAAATTTCTTAAGCAAGTTTCAAAGGTTTAGGTTTCTTAATTTTTGCTAACTTAATCTGTCTTGTTTTAGGGGTTTTTATTCCCTTAATCTTTGCTAACTTCAATGATGGTTTTCTTGGTTTTTTGATTCTTGCTCTAGCAATTCTTCCAGTTCTTCTTCTACCTGTTGAAGCTCTTGGTTTATTTGTACCAAGATTCTTATAGAAACCAATTTGAGCATCAGCAATAGTATCAAATACTTTAGCCTGTGATTGATACTGGATAATTTCAGTTGTTAATTGTGGTTTAAGTGTCTTTAATTCCTCAAGTTGAGAGTTTGAAAGACCATTATATTTTTGTAGCTCTGGGGATAACTGCTTGAATACCTCATCTTTTGCAATCTTATTAATAACCCCAGAGATAGAACTTTGTGGGATTTTGTTTTCAATAATAAACTTGGAGATTTCTTCTGGGTTTCTTTGTCCTTTAAGAAGAATCTCTAATTGGTCAGTTTTTACAGACATCTCTTTCTTTGGTTGGTCTAGTATTGCATCAGTTACATTCTTATAGACATAGTTATCCATTTGGTTATCTCTTAATAGAGCTACATCTTGTGATATGGTTTCTGGTCTATCCCCAAACATATTAATCTTGGTTGCACTATTTATATTTGATAAACCTTTAGCAAGTAAGGATGCTTTGGCATCATCTGGGAGTTTATAGTAATCTTCATTGGATAATAGTTTTCTAATATACTCATCAGATTTGCTACCAATTTCTTTTTGATACATAGACATTTGCTCTCCTGTTAGGATTACATCTTCTTTATTAATTTTTACTTTATTAGTAACTGTGTTTGGGATAACTCCTGTGTCATCAAGTGTTTCATAAAGTCTTATAACTTCTTTTAAGTTCTCATCAGAACCAACTTTAGAAACAAATGCTGGGTTAATCATCACATTGGCAAATGTGTTTGTTCCACCTTGATACTTTTCTAAAGGTTTGCCCAAGATGTCATATTTAACTGGCAGACTTTGAGATAAAAATGGAACTTTATTTATAGCAAGGTTCTTACTCTCCTCTAAAATGTTAGGGCTAAATGTTTCTCTTCTTGTATTGTCTGTTAATTGGTTAATTTGATTTAATACTGTAGGTACAAAGGATGCTGGAGCTCCTTTAACTGTATTAATTAATCCTTGAACTAAACCTTGTGGAGAGAATGTTGTTTTAAGTCCTTGTAGTAGTGGTTGTTCTGTTAAGGTGTTCATAGCATCAGCAAAAGCAACACCACCTGCACCAAATGAAGCAAGTATTCTTTCTTGTGCAGAATTTTTCTTTAACTTTTCAGTTTCAGCCCAGTTTGCACCCATAGCAAGAGGAATAGATACTGGTTGAGCCCAGTCATAGGAAACTAAAGTATCACCCTCCATTTGTTTTGCAGACTCTGGGTCAAATCCAGATGCTACATATCTTTTTAGTGCAGAAGTGTTTATTGCATAGCTTCTAACACCATCTAATTGCTGTGCATTTCTAACATCTTTGCTTGAATCAGGTTTTGGTGTAATGATTCCTAGTTTTCCAAGAATGTAACCTGTATTCATAACACCTAATGTTCCAACACTTGCTCTTGCAATAGCATTTACAAACTCTGCTTGGTTAAATTCTCTCTTAAATAATGGTTGAGCTAATTCCATAACTGCTTTTACATAACCAATAGGAGAATAATCAACAGCTCTCATAATTATGTTTGCTGGAACTTTTGTATATTTCAATACTAAATCACCTAAACCAAAAGGATTTACAACTATCTTTTTAGTTTTAGGGTCATAACTTGTATTCATTGCCTTTTTAAGGTTGCCAAATACTTTAGTTGCAACATTATCATCTTGAAATGTTCTATATAGACCCATGTAGTGAGCTTGTTCAATCATCTCTTGGGTAGGTTTATCTACCTTATTAGCTTTCATTAAACCCTCAAGTGTTGCCCTGTAGTTTGCTTCATAAAATGCCCTATCAAATGGTTTAAGAACAAGGTTTAATGTCTTTTCAAATCCTTGCATTACCTTGCTTTGAAAGATAAATCCATTTTTTACACCCTGCTCAAGTGATGAATTACCTAATGTATCAATGCCAAGTAAGGATTCTTTAACACCTCTACCAAATCCTTGTGCAAATCCTTTTGCATAACCAACTGGATTTAAGTTTGCAACACCCCTTTTTTTAGTAAATAGACTCACTGCTAAATCAATAGGGGTAGCAATACCATTTGAAACTGCTTCAAACACACCAAATATCATGTTACCTGCCACATTTCTTACAAGTGTTTTAGGGTTAATAAGTTGTGCCATTGTTTGTATTGTTCCAACTTTGGATAAGAAGTCAGTTGGGAGTTTTGCAGAAATAAGTTTAGCAAGTAGTTGTGTTTGGACTGCCTTATCATATTCAGTTGAAGCTTTACCAATCTTTTCAGCTTGTTTGCCAATAGCTTTTAATTCTTGTTCTGTAAATTGAACAAAGTTTTTATCTCCAGCAACTGCTTTACTTGCTGTATTTGCATCATTAGCTAGTTTTTGAGCCCAGACTTTAGCACCAGTAGGGGAAAGTTTCTTCCAAATAGAAAGAGCTTGGATTGCTTGTCCAAATTCTGTTCCTTTTTTAGATATTTCAAGTGCAAGTTGCCCCTCTGAAGCATAATCACCTATTTTTTGAAACTTATTCATAAGAGCTTGTCCAAGATAAGAAACTTCTCTTGTATCTGATGTGCTTCTTATTCTGTTTAATACATCATCTACTGAATTTGTTTCTACAAATCTTTCAGCTTTAGCAAACTCTACTTTGTTATTAAGTGGGTTATATAAATCATTTGAATCATCAAGAATCTTTTTAAGAGCTTTTGGTGTTCTTTCAGCACCAGCAACAGTTGTTTTAGCAAATCTTCTTTCTTTTTGAGCTCCAGATATAATCTTTGCACCCAAGTTTGCTCCCTCTGATGTGCCTGTAGCAGCTCCTTTTTTAACTGATTTAAGTACATTCTCTATATTTGTTGTAAGTTTTGGTGTGTCTTTTGCAATAGTTTTTTGTGCATTATTCCAAATGTTTAATAATTCCTTTTTTGTCTTTATTTGTTCAGGATTAAAAACAACATATTGTTTTGTTGAACTTAAGTTATCTATAACACCATCAAAACCTCTATCTTGTAAATATTTGGTAAATAATTCTGAATACTTTTTGTCTGCATTTTTCAAATCTTCTATTGTTTTTGTTGGAACATCAATTTTTGGTATATCATTTTTAGAGTTAATGATGTAAGGATTTTTGAATTTAAGATATACTTCTTTAACTTCCCCCACTTTTCCATCTCTTATTGAGTAAGTTCTAGCTTCATCTAAATTTTCTGTAAAATATATTCCCTTACCAAACATACCAGAATCAGTTGATTTACCTACTGTTTCAATAGTAAATTTTTCAAATTTTTGAGGAGTGCCATGATAAGCAAATATTCCTTGTGTTTGTATAAATTCCTCTGGAGTTTTATATTTTCTTGCTTCAGAAACTAAATCTTCTGTTTTAGGTGCTTTTTGTTGAAGTTTATTTAAGAATGGCTGTGGGTTTTGAACAGTCTTTTTAATCTCATTCTTTGTAGCATTATCAAGTGCTTTACCAGTTTTTACCTCAAATTGTTTAATAGTATCTTCTACTTTTTTAGCTTTAGATGCTTGTTCTCCTAATTCTTTAGCACCTTTTCCTGTAACCTTTACTTCTCTAGCAAGAGTCATTGTTTTAGCACCTTTTCCAGCTTGAGAGCCAGGTACATTGATAAGTTCTGGAGCAAAGTCAGCAAATCTTGCAACACCTAGTGCAACATCACCATATTGTTTTCCAAACTCATCTTCATTAGTTCCAAATGCTTCAAATATAGTTCCTTTTTGCCCACCAGATGTAAATAAAAAGTTATCAATGTCATCTTGAGTTACCTTACCTGTTCTTAAACCTTTAATTCCAAGTTTTATAGAATCCCATACAGGTTGAATAAATACCTCATTAGGGATAGTAGCAATAAGTCCAACACCCTCAACTCCTTGTAGTGTTCTTTCTAAACCACCTTTGTTATCTGTGTTTTTCCAAGCATCAGATAATTTAGTTAATCCAGTATTAAGAGGTAATACACCCTTACTAACAATAAACTTACCAAAAGGAGTTTCAGCTTCTGGAACTCTTGGAGTAAATGTTTGAAATGGTATTGCTTTTGGCTCTGGAGGTTTAACAGACATAACTTGCTGTGGTTTTATTTGAGGCAACCTACTCATTTGTGGTTGTGGTGTAGTAGGTATTCTTGGTTCAAATCTTTTTGTATCTATTGGGCTAGGTAAATTAAATGTAGGTGTAAATTGAGAAGATACAGGTTTAGCAGGTAAGTTTAATGAACTTCTTATTTGATTAACTGCTTCAATTCCCTTACTTGATGATGGAGTAGGGGTTGGTTGTTTTATATTAGATGGTGTAATAATCTGTCTAATTCTTTCAAAGATGTCCATACAAAAGAAATATAATTTTATGAGTAATTAGTAAAGATTAAAGATTACTTGATTGGAATTTCACCATACTGTTTTGTTATAGCATCAGTATAGATAAGTTTTGAACCATCTGGTGAAACAGTTGCTCCATAACTCTGCTGTACAGATGCAGGAGATGATGCAATTTGTTTAGCTAGTGCCTGTGCTTGTGTTGGGTTAGCATATTGCAATGCTTGTAATGACAGACCTGCAAGGTTAGAAATTCCTGAAGTTACTGGTTGAGGTGTATATCTTTGTGCTAATTGTAATTGCTGTCCATAAGTTTCAAGACCAATTTGTTGTTGGGTTCTGTAATTAGCAATAGAGTCTTGTTGCTGTCTGTAATAATCTTCTAGCTGTCTTCTTCTATTATTAAAATCTTGTAATGCTTGGAGTTGCTTATTAGCTTTATCTTGAGCTAACTGAAATCTTTGTGAATTAATAGTATCAAGTTGTTGTCTGAAAGCATCTCTTGCTTTAAGAACTGCAGATTGCTTATCTTGCTCAACTTGTCTTAATGCTTGAGCTGTTTGAGCTTGTACATTTTGTAAGTTTTGTTCAAGTCCTAAAATGTTTTGTTGTGCTTGTCTTTGGGTTGCTCCCATTTGTCTTGTTTGTTCTCTAGCAAGTAACTCTGATTGAGCCTGACCAGCAGATGAACCAGCAACACCACCAAATAATGCTTGTGTTCTTTGAGTTCCCTCTTGATATTGCCTCCTTGCTTGAGCAAGTGCAGATTCTCTTTGGGCTCTAGTTTCTTCTTGTTGTCCTCTAATACCAGTAGTTTGCTGTTTTAATTGCTCTTGTATTTGAGGTACTTGAGCTTCATAAGTAGTTCTAATCTGTTCTTCAATTTGTGGTTGGAATGATTGTAATCTTTGCTCCTGACCACCAAGATATTCAATACCTGATTTATATGAGCTTTCAATAGCCTTTTTTACATCTTTTTGATATTGCTTTTCAGATTTAGAGAGTTTTGCCATAGTCAATGAATAAAATAACTAAACTGTTTTTTCAACATCCTTTTTATGTTTTCTTTTATGGTAATTAATACTTGCTCTTTCATTGATAGTTTTTCTATTAATCTCATCAACAGGAAATGGGTCAAAAGGATTGTCAAAGAAACCAAGATTACATTTCTTGCATTGGACTCTGGTAGGAGAAAGTCTGATAAAAAAATGCTCACAGTTATTAACATCTTGGGAATTGCTGTGTTGATAGAACTCTTTAATTTCTTTTGAATCATTCTGATTCTCTATTGGTTTCATTTCTTGTTATCAGGTTAGCAAGTATTTCTTCTTGCTGGGACATGAACTGATTTATTAACCTTACTGCCTCTGCCATTCCATAGGCTTTTGTATAAGAAAGCATCAACTCCTCATTTGATTTGTAATCACTAGGGTTGGGGAACTTGGGTAAGTTGATTAGATAGTTCTGGAGCATTTGCCATCCCTGTGTTTGCTTCAAGTCCAATAGGGCTTGTGCTTGGTGGAACAATTCCTGTTCCTGCTGGGTTAGGTAATCCAATTTGTGGTTCATTTTGTTTTTCCTTTTGTTCAAATAATTTATCTGGGTTTTTTACACCATTGTCATAAAGTATTTGCTTTACTAATTCTACTATATTTACATTTTCACCTGCTTGAGTAAGTTTGCCCTCAATAGCTGGGTTCAAAAGTAGTGTTAAAGCTTGATTTCTTCCTCTTATTTGTTCATCAGATACACCAACAGCCATTGATTTAACATCTGGAATGTAATCAAATAGTCCATGCATATCATCTTCTGTGATGTAAAGATTTGCAAAGTTACCCATCTCATCTTTTTCAAGTTTAGGTCTGATAGTTCCACCTACCTCAACTGGGTATTGTGGTGTCTTTGAAGTGTTTGCTATAACCTCAATTTCTTCAGGAGTTAATTGTCCTCCAGATTCATCAATAAGGTCTGCTGTTGCATTCATTACATCTGCAGGGATTGATTCATTAGATAGTCCTAAATCTTCTAGGTCATTTATAGTTTCTTTACCTACAATTCTAATAATTTCTGCTTGTTTTGTAGGGTCAGCAAATAAGAATTGTTGGTTGTTTGAAATCCATTTCATTACCATGTCTTTTAAGAACTCTTCTAGGTAAATCTGATTATAGTTATCTCTAGCTAGTGTTTGTCTTTGTGTTGTTCTAATCTCTGTAGCAGTCTTATCTTGTGCAAATGGGCCAATAGGAGGTAATCCTAATGATTGCTCACCAAGTGCTGTTTGAATAGCATTCTTAAGAGATGTGTAAGAAGTTTGGAAAGATGAAATGCTTTGACTACCAGACTGGTGTTCAATTACATTTGCAGTTGAGTTACCAGTTAGCCATATAGCATTTGGGCCATAAACTAAAGTATCTAGTCTTACCCCCTCTGAATTGTTAGCTACCTTAATTGGAGGCCTCATTGCCAAGTTTATTTGGTCTAGGAAACCACATAGGATTGAGTTTAATGCTCTGTAAAGAGGTAAAACTGATTCTACTTCAGACTCACCATATACATCATCACCTACTGGGTAATATCTCAACATTACAACAGGGATTTCATTTGTTTTGTATGGGTTTTCAATATCTCTTAAGATAACTCCTAGTCTTGGAGCAAATGTAATCCATCTATCAGACCTATATTCAGTAACAACCTCAATAGTTGGGTAATAAATGTCTTGTCCTACTCTATCTTCTAGGCTTCTTAATTGTTTTATAAGGGATGTATATTTGTTATCTCTTCTTTCAGGAGCAGGTCTTTGATTATCAAGTAGTCTTGATTTAATAACATCTAAATTTTTATAAATTGGTTCTCCACCATCATTTTTGGATTGTAGTTCTTGGAATGTTAGCCATTCTCTTACTTGAACCCAGTTAGCATTTTTAACATGGTTTGCTTGGTAATCAACAAACACATCTCTATTATCTAAAACCTTGAACTCATTAGTTTCAATATCATTACCTGCTTTATCTTTTTTAATATCCCAGTAGCAAAGTCCAAATGATGCTCCAAATAATCTTGTTTGGATGTCCATTAAAATTACTTTCTCAAGCATTGAGCCACCAACAGTTGCATAATCCCATTGGAAGTCTAGGATAGCATTCATTATCTTGGCACTTATTGCATCTGCACCCTCTCTTGGAACAACAGTTCCTCTTAACTTTCCAGCAAAGAGTCTTGCAGTCTTTTCAAGTATTGCAGTTCTAATAACAGGGTCAGTAACTTTAGCTAAATATGGCCAGTTAGCTGGTAAATAACCAAAGTATGCCTTTTGTATATCATCCCAACCATTCTTTCTTAACTTTCTTTTGTCCATATCATCTTGGGAATAGGTGTAGTGATACATCAATTCTGCTAATAATTCAGGGTTTTGAAAATTGTCTGCTTTGTTTTTAGATTTCTTTGCCATATTTAATATAGAAATATAAAAGAATTATTGAATTGTCCATTGTTGAAAATTATTCTGGGGAATAAACTTTGGAACTTGGTTGTCTGGGTTTATCTTATCAAATCCATACCTTAAAGAATCCATGCAATGGTTCAAGAAGTCTTGAGGAACATTAAGTATCTTTCCATCTTTATCTGTCATCCATAGATAGTTGCTATACTCTTTCCAGAGATTAGTGCTTCTTTTAGTAACAGAAATTCTTTGCTCTTGGATATACTGTATTCCTTGATTAATAGAACCCTGTCCTTTGGTTGCAGGAAGCACTATTACTCCATAAGATTTAATCTCATCTATAGATTTAGGTTCAGCACTATCAGCAATAACAGTTGCTTTAGGATTTACATTAAGAATATCTGCAATGTCTTTATTGGATAATCCCTTTTGATAAACAATCTCATCTAGTATGTAACCTCCATTGTAGTAATAGATGGCAACAAGAGCTGTAGGGTCATTAGTATAACCAAAGTCTAGTCCATATCTAACAAGTCTTGCCTCATGAGGTATGTCATCAACCATTAACCATCCCTTATAGATTCTATGTTCTGCTTCTCCTATCTTTCCCTCACCATACACAGTCCAGAATGCTTTGTTTGCTCTTCTTGACTCTAACTCTTTAACTATTGTGTCTGGTAAGGCTTCATTATCTTTATAGGTAACAATGACAAAGTCATGCTCAAACTTGGGAACTATCTCCTCATGCACCCAGAAGCTACTTACTGGATTGTAGTCTAGGAATATAAAGTCATTAGTTCTAATTGATAGTTGTGTGTAGGTTTCAAAGGGTAAGTTATTACATTCATTGATAAACAAAACATCTCTTCTTGGCCCTCTTACCTTGCTTGGTTGGTCAGCAGAGAAGAACTCCATAGTAGAGCCTGTTTCAAATGAATAGGTAAAGTTAGTCTTATTCCATTTATCATCATCATAGTAGTTGTGAGTCTGCATTATGTTTAGGAAGTCTTTGATAGCACCTCTTTTCAAATGAGGCAGAGTTGCAGATACAACAGAGATAGTCTTTCCCTTATGTGATTGTGCATAGTCTATTAGATAAAGAAGCAGAGCTATTGTTTTACCAGCAGATGAACCACCTTGAACAATTCTAATTCTCTTCTTGAGGTTTGCTATCTTCTGAAATGTTGTTGTTTCCTGATACATTCTTTGATTTCCCTCCCATTATAGGTGTAGGCAGTAGGTCTTTACCATCTTTACCTGTAATTTCAGTTCTAGGTGTGAAGTGTTCTCTTAATATTCTTTCTAAAACCCATTCTCTGTTCTTAATTTGAGGTAAGTTCTCCATTGCAAACTCATATTTAAGCTGTTCTAGCTGCATTGCAAATATAGAATCTTCTTCTACCCACCTATACACAGTTGTGTAATGAACACCTATCTTACCTCCTGCAAGTTTCATAATAGGTAACTGTCTGTAATACACCATAAACTCTTGTTTCTTCTTGGCAATATCATCAATCTTCTTCTGTGGAGTTTTCTTTTTAGGCTTTGTTTCTTCCATATTTGTATTATACAAAACTTCTACCAATATCCCTATTGACATATATCTGCCAATGGTAGATAATAATAGAAGTAATTAACTGATAAGAAAGGTTCAAACAAGTATGTTCAAAATAGAGAACAACAAAATTCAAGTATTTATTAAGAATGTTTATGGTAAAGAAAACATTTACATTAAAGATTCTAAAGTAGCAAATCTAATCTCAAGATTAACTGGAAGAATTACTCTTACAGAATGGGATATTGAAACTCTAAAGATGATGGGTTTTGAGTTAGAAGTTGTAGCAGAAAGGACAACATTATAAATGAAAAACTGGAAAGAATTGTTAGGTAATGTTGGAGGAATCCTCTTCATTATATTTATTGTTGCTGGATGGTTTCAACCAGAGGGGTACTGGTGGTTTGTAGGATTAAATCCTTATGATTTAGCAGACATATTATTTAGTTTTATTATGAGTATTTTTAGTTAAAAGAAAGGAGTTAAAACAATGGTAACTTACATGAAAATAGCAGGTGTATTCACTTACTTTTATGCAGGTGTTTATGCTTTAGGTTCTGTTTTCTTTCTGTTTGGAAGTTTATTTCAATCAGATGGAAGTTTATTTCTTGCATTTTTAATTTTTTCACCAATTACTTGGTTATTAATTAAGTTTGCAGATGCACATTTTAGAATGGCAAGGAGAACCCAAAACTACATCAATTTCTGTAAAGCAGTTGATTTGGATGATGATAAAGAACATTCTGAAAAGTTTTTCAGACAGTTCAAGTTAGAAGTTAAATAAAGAAAGAACAGACCTGCCACTAGTAGATAATTTTAGGTCTGCCCACAAAATGAAAACAGTAAAAAATAAATTAAAGTATAAAAACAAAACCTCTTTCTTGGGTAAGTTAAGAAAAAGATTTCATGAATTAACTAACTGGAATTACTCTGAAGTAATTGTTGTGAAGTTACCTGTAAATCTTGAGGGTTATAAATACTTAAACAGACACCTAGTTAAGATTAATAGAGCATTCAAAGGTTCTTTGATTCTTACTCTTAACAAGACACAGTTTGCTGGTGAATGGGGTTATACAGCAGTAATTAGTTTGAAAGTGATTAAATAATGTCATTACAAGAATTTTGGAACTACCTTTTTGAGATACAATTGTTAGATGTAGCTTTAGAAGAATTGCCAAAAATGCATTCTTCTGACATACCCTTTGTGCTTGAAACAATCCTGCCTTTTGGAATAGAAACAGATAATTTAGTGAAAGAAATAGAAGAATGGCAAGTAATAAACCAAGATACAATGAAAAAGTAGATAGAAACAATGAGATTTATCAAGACAGACTGCAAGGTCTGTCTTGGTCAAAGTTGTCATTTAAGTACAACTTGAATATCAAAACATTACACACTATTGTTAAGAGATTGGGTAAGGAGATTCAAACTCAACCCATTTCTTCTCATAGTCCTGTCCAAGAAATAAATTCCAATTTACAGTAAAAAATGCTTTGGGTGGTGGGTCTGGATAGACTCCCTGCCCATACAGCACTCTATAATCTAAAATATTTCTAATTTCTATTGCTCTAAACATGAATTTGTGTGAATTGAGGATTTTGACATAAACATAGTACAGGACTAGGTTTTTATCTAGGGCATATTGTAGCTGGTAATTAAAATCTCTTACCTTAATCTTGTTGGTTGTTTTAACTTCAAACTCATAATTACCTTTTTTAGTTGTAACCATAAAGTCTGGCAACTTGAAATCAACCATGTTTTCTTTCTGCCTGTTGGTAATTTGACTCTGATTATATTTTGACTCAAGATATTTCTCAAAGCATCTCTCTCCTGCATCTCCAACCTGCTTTCTTTCTTGAAAAGATTTCTCATAAGTTTTTGTTTCCCTTTGGTTTGGATTTGTTATCATTCTCTACTTCTTCCTTTTTAAGAAGTTTCTCTATTGCTTCCTCTATCTCTCCTATTGCTATCTTTAAGGTAAATTCTCTAGCAAGTGCTGTTGAGTTTTGGGAGAAAACTTGAGCTACCTCTCTAACTTTTTTATCTACTAGGGTTAATACTTCTTGTTTGTTCATATTAATCTTTCTATAAATTTCTTACTACTACATCTGCTTCATACTCATTAAACATGACAATTTGTTTTCTTAATTCTTTTTTACACACAGGACAGTAAATATAATTTGCCTCTGCCCAGAACTTATCATCATATTTATCACCTAAATCAATAATCTTGGTTTTATACTCCACAGAATGACTTTCCCTGCCCTCTGAATGTTTAGTGATACTAGGGTCAGATTTCCAAGAATCATCTTTTATAGGGAACTCTAGAGTGCTTAAAACTGATTTTAGATGTAGCCAGACATCTGCTACTGCTTCTCTATGTACTGGGTCTTTATAGACTGGTTTCCAATCTTTGTTCTTTTCCTTAATCATCTTTCTAGTTTCTTCCATGATTTTCTGTCTATTTGCTATAGCTTTTGGTTCTGGAATAGGGTTTTCCCCCATAGTTGCCCAGTCAAGAAAGTCTGATGCAAATTTAGGTTCTTCTCTGTAAATCTTTTTGGCACTTTGAATGAATGCTGGGTTTATAACTTTATCTCCAATTTTAACTAACCTTACCCCCTCCTTTTCTTTCTCCATGAGTTGTTGATAACCTTTTTCTGATAACTCAAACTTCTCATCACCTACTTTGATTTCCCATTTGTAGTTTGTTACTTCATCAGTAGTCTGTGATTTCTGCATAACCTCCCTTTCTGCTTGTAGTTTGGAACTTATTACTCTTTTTGTTATTTCTAACCCAAGTTTGTAATGCTAACTTGTAATTGCTGTATCTATTTTTAGATGCCTTACCCATCCACAGTTCTATATCCTGCTTTGTATCTAAAACATCCTCAAATGAAACTGAATATTGATTTGCTATTTCCATACATATATCCTCTGTTAAATCATCAAATTCTGAAAATTCCTTTTTTGTTTTATTTATTATTTTATATTTATTATTTATTATTTCTGATTTATGGTTAGTATCCATACTACTATCTATACTAGTATCCATACTACTATTAAAATAATCTAAAACACCTTGAGGAATCAATGAAATCTCCCTGTCATAAGCAACTTCATTTAATGGTGAGTTTTTATAACCATTATTCTTTTCTGCATTGCAGACCTTAACCCACCCCTTATAGAAGAAAACCTTTTTAGCAGTTTCTATTTCTTGTTTAGCTTTCTCAAACTCTTTAGGAGTAAGTCCTGTTTCAAAGGCTATCTTTCTCTCATCAAGTTGAAAAATGCCACAGATATTAATGTATTGTGAAGTTAAAAGGTATATGTAAAGTAATTTTGCATCTTTGGATGCATTAAACACAAATTCATCATCCCAGAATCTGGTTTGAATGATTCTTGTTTTCATTGGCAGTATCACTTTCTTGTGGGTAAAATGTTATAATTGTCCTGTTAGATAACCCACATTATCTAGCAAAAACCAGTATTGCTATCTCACAGCAACACTTTCACATTAACACTTAAGAGGGTAAAGACAATTATTGTTTTTACCCTCCATTTGTTTTACTATTATTGTTCCCCCCAAAGATTAGAATTTTTAAGAAACTTTATAAGATTCTCTTTAGCATTCTTTTTCCCTAGTCTAAACTCATGAATAGTGTCTGTGTTTCTGTCTATAGTAAATCTCCAATCTGGAGCATCATCATCCCAGTAGTGCCTCCTCAAAACAATCTTATCTTTGTAATTGTCTTTACTTGTAACTACTGTCATGCCCCATCTTGTTAGGTCTGCAAATAGACTGTCTATGTGTTTTTGTTCAAACATTGGCTTCCTCACTATCTTCAATTAATGCTTCTACTTGTTTAAGAACTATCTTTGTTGCTTCAATAAATTCTTCTGTGTAGGCTTTATACTTTTCATCAATAATGTTAGGAAGTATTTCCTCACAGGAGGAGAGCATTGCTTGTAATGTTTTGCTTGTTGTCTTTAAGTCATTAATCATTTGTTTTCACTTTCATAAATATTTCCTATTACTTCCATATAATCTGTTTCATCCCATTCAAACTTATCAGTTTTATTCTCTTTTTCATTGTGGATTACAAATGCACACACCAAAGGATATGTCTTAAAGTTAAATGAGTTCTTCTCATCTACCCAAGTTACAACTCCTATTGTTTGGTAGTTTTCTCCTGCAATATATCTAACAATATCCCCCTCATAGATTTCTGTTCCATTTTTATCTTTAAGTCCTGTGTATTGCATCAAAACATCTTTTGATTCAGTTCCATCATTTGAGTTACTTGCTCCAAATATTTCCCATTCATGGTCTGCATCACCAAGCTTCCAATAATTACCTATTCTTTCTCCCCATAAAAGAAAAGCCCCTTTATAAAATTCTTCTTGTTTATTATCAAGATAAAACATTTTTTTATACTTATCACCCCAAGCTCTAAATTTTATTTTTTTCATTTATTTCTCACTTTCTTGGCAGGTTCTACAAAGTAGTTTGCCAAATTTATTTTTACTAAATACTGCTACTGATGTAGGAATTGATGTAGAACATTTAGAACACTTACCAGTCCATACAGTATCTGTCTTTGGTGCTTCTTGCATTCTTACAACCTTTTCCATTTCTTCTCTGGATGGTCTAGCCCCTTTCTTGGCATAGTTGTAGTTTGCCAATGCTCTACCTATTGCAGAGGTTTCAGCATTTTCTATATGAGATGTTTTATTAACAGGAGTTGAACCCTCTTTCTCATAAGCAAAACCAGTAGCAACTAGGATTTCTCCTACATAGACAAGAGCTTTGAATATTACTTTGTCAGCAGTTAGTGTGTGAATCTCTGTAAGTATTCTTCCATCTTGGTTATCTGTGTAGAAAGCATCAATTCTATCTTCTACTGTTTCATAGTTTGATAAATCCCATGCCATTATTTACTACTCTTTCTACCTCTTTTTTTCTTGGTGAATTTGTTAATTATCATCTCAAACAAAACTGCACATAAAGATGAAGTGAGTATTGCAACCCCTATAATTAAATAGAAGTCTTGTTCTGGTAAGCATCTCATTTTTGTATCCTTTCTAATTCTTTACTGAACCCTAGAGCAATCTGCCTCATACAATAATCATGCAGATATTGTGTGGTGCATTTACCTTGTAACCAACATTTGTAGATGTCAGTAAAATCAAATACTGTGTTCCCTTTTGGCAGGAAAATTTGCTTGGTTTTATCAAGCAGGAGTTTGACTTGTGTCATAACAGACCTTTCATAAAATAAATATTGCAATGGTAATAAGGGTATTTAATTATAAATTTCATAGGCTAAATCTATTGTAATGTATCTACCAATAGTGTCAAGAATTTGGTTATATGTTATAATTCAAATATCCAATTCAGGTTGGAACTATGAATAAATTTCATGGGCAGGAAAATTTTTCATCATAAAAAGGTCAGAGCAATCTGACCTTTTTTTGTGGAGTATAATAATGATAATTCTTTTGTCTGCTGTACTGCCTTAAAATAAATAATTAATTTCAATTTTATTTACTTTAAAACCATAAGGCAGTACAGATTATTTATTTCTTTTTAATTGCATCTCTTAAAGTGTATCCAATAAGAGCTGTTGTAATCATGTTGATAGTTTCTACCATTTTGTCATCTATATAGCCTTGTTGAGCAAGTATAGCTATTACAATAACAATTCCTGTAACAATTTTTGTTTTGTTTCCATCAAGCATTGTTAAATCAATTAATGGTTTTGGTTTTTCTTCTGTATGAGTATGTGTTGGAACTGGTTGTGGTACAACTACTGGTGTAGGTGTTACAACAGGTTCTGGAGTATAGATTGGTTGTGGTGTTGGTTTTACAACAACAGGTTCAGGAATATTTCTTTTTGGTCTTAACCATCCAGTTACATGGTCATAAGGGTGATTAACAATTACACACTTTTGAATACCATTCCAGTTCTGTTCAAATGACCTAAAGCTCATTACATCCCCCTCAACAAATATGCCTACATGACCATGAGAACCAACTCCTTGATTCCAGATTATAATATCCCCAGCTTGAGGAACTGCTGTTGGGTCATTAGGGATACAAACAAATGAACTGTTATTCTTTGCATAACCATAAATCTGATAAGCAGATGCTACTGGAAACTGTTGTATAGGGTTTGTAATACCAAGTACATCTACTAGGTATTTGTTGAACAAATCAACACATTGACCCCCATAAGCTCCATCAAAATCTACTGTCTTATTTTTATATTTAGTTATGAACTCTTGTAATGTCATAACCTACTAATACAAAATTATTTTACAAAATGTGAAAAAGCAAATTGAATTGCCATAGCAAGTCCAATGCCTATAAAGATATATTTTTGTAATCCCTCTATTTTTCTTTCAATATTAGGTAGTTTATTATGGACAACATTATCAAGGTTTTCCTTGATGTTCTCTACCTTTTCCTCTAGTTTAGCCATTCTTTCATCTACCCTCATAGTAAATTATAAATAAAAGCTCCCCCTGCTGGATACAAAGAACTGTCTTGAGTTGCACTTAAAGTTGGAGAAGTTGTGCCTGTATAAGAAGAAGCATAGTCTAAATGTATTCTTCCATTTCCTCCAGTACCACCTCTAATCCCACCAGTATTACCTAAAGCATTTATTTGATTACTACCAAGTGTTGCTGTAATTGTTTTTATCAATACACAACCACCAGCACCACCTCCACCTCCACCATCACCACTTGTTTGCCCTAAACCACCATTACTTAATATTTGATTATTAACTTGTAGGTCTTTTGTAAATATAAAAATTAACCCACCACCAGCTCCACCTGCAGGATAAGCACCAGAACCAGTCCTTGAACCACCACCTCCACCTCCACCAAATACATTAACAGTTAATTCAGTATTAGTTTGAGCAACAGCACCACCACTCCCACCAACAGCACCACCACCTTCAGTAGAACCAGCACTTCCAACAGTATAATTACCACCTCCACCACCAGAGGCACCTCTACCATCACCATTATCACCATCAGAACCTCCACCTCCATTATAAGAAGCAGAAGTTTGTTGCAGACCAGTATTGTTTTCATTTTCTCCAGTAAATGCAGTAGAACCAAAATCTCTACCAAAACCCCCTCTTGAACCTCTTTCATTTACAGATAAAAGACCATTAAGAGTTGTAGTTCCATTACAAAAGAAAGCAACAATACCACCCCAAGTACCTTGCCAATAACTTTGAGTTAAAGATGTTGATGCACCTAAAGTAAAACTTGAAAATTGAGGACATTTAATTATTTGGCAACCAGTTGTATAAGTATTTTGTAAGGGATATTTTAAGGTCAAAGTTGATGTACCACCTGAAGCTGGTATCCCACCTGTAATTACATTTAATTCCCAGTTACCAACATTTGTTCCTTGTGTTTGATGAATTAATACATAATCACCTATAAAAGTGTATATTGGGTGAAATCCCCAAACATCTGTTGCACTTCCTGAAGAATTACCACTTGTTCCTGTAAAAGAAGCAAAAGAATTTGCATCTGTAGTAAAAGGAGAACTTGCAACCTTAAAATCTCTTGTTCCAGCTTCAGTAATATTAATAGCACCATCTTTACCAGTTCCAAATTGTTCTGCCCATTGAGATGTGTCAGTTGCTTTGAATTGTCTTGGCATTACAAGTTGTAACCAACTGCATAACCATCATAGTATCCTGATGCTGTGCATAAGAAACCAAAGACATCAGTTTTTGATGCTGTTGAGGTTAGGGTTGGAACTGTGCCTCCTGCCCACTTAATTGTGTCAAACCATACAACTCTTCTTCCACCTGTACCATCTTGTCCTACTCTTATAACAAAAGCAGAAACTGCTGGGTTTGAGATTGTAAAGGTTGTTGTAGCTGTAGAAAGTGTTGTTGTAAAAATGTTTGAAACTCCTAAATCAAAACCAGTAGATGCTAAAGCATTTAGCTTTGTCATATAAGGAATATAAGTTCCATAAATTGAAACATCATTTAATACAGATGCTGTTATCTGAACTGATGCAAGTGATGCCCCAATAATTGTTGAATTATATGCAGAGTACCCATCTAAAGTAACATTTTGTAATTGAGAGTAGTTTATTGCAAGGGATGTTGCAGAACCTCCATTTATGTAAGGGTAATTAATTGTAACAGAAGCAAGTGAGATAGAAGATAAAGTTTTATGTGTTCCATCATCATTGTGTTGTGTAGTGAATACATCATTTATTGCTTGAGCCCATGTAACATCAGGAACAAACTCAACTATAGCTCCAATAGCATGACCTTGTGCAGATGTTCCAGAAAGACCTCTTGTTAAACCTGTAACAGTAGAACCTGAAACTCCTGTATAAGAAATATATTCAGTTTTTGCAGGTGTAAGGTTTCCATTTACATCAACTCTATCAATTACTAAAAGTCCTGCCATAGTAGCAGATGCTTGTAGTTCTAAAGCAACTGAAGAATCTAAAGTAATAGTTGCAGTTTCAGCTTGGGTTAATGTTCCAGCTAAAGTTTTTTGAATTGAGTTTTTTAATGGTACTGAATATAAGTTTGCCATAACCTAGAAATATAAAAGATTATAGAGTTTTTCAACTAGATTCTTAAAGATGAAGAAATAGAACCCTCTGGTTGGAATGTTGCACTCATTTTAACTTCAGCAAACTCAAAGTTAGATTGAGCAGTTGTTTGTATGATTTCTACCTGAATAGTTCTTGCAGTTTTATATAAATTTAACCATCTAATAATGTCATCTGGTTCTGCTTGTTGAATATTGGTATTTGATTGCCCCCACAAATGAGAACCCCATAAGTCAGTACCCCATCCAGTACCACCATTTGTTCCAACAACTTCAAATGATTTAGCAATAACTGATGTTGTACCATCTCTATTTTCAATAATAATATTTACAGATACTGTTCCAGACACATTTCTAAATAGTAAGTACATCTGTCTTATAACTTTTAACACTCCCCAGTTATCAAATGTTTCTTTTCTTGTAACCATTTGTTTAGTAATTGCAGTTCCAGAGTCAGTTAAATATAAAGTTGAGAACTCTCTAACAAAACCATCATCACAACCAGCAAGGTAGTGAAATTCTCCATCATCATCTATGTACTCATACCAAGATGTAATACCAAATGGTGTTTGCCATGCTCCCATGAAACATCCTCTTTGGTAATCATAAATCCAAGTCTGTTTAAGTCTTTTGAAAGAGAATATATATTTGTAGTCCATGTATCCAGCAACAACTTGTTGAGCATCTGATTCTGATAATGAATCAACAAATGGTCTAATTCTTTCACTAACCTCTCTTGTTCTTAAAATATTAAAGTAATTTGCTTCAGGGCCTACAGTCTGAAGTCCTTGATTACCAAAATAGAAAGTATTGTTTTGAATATTTTTAATCCCCTTAAAGTTAGATGCACCTGCAACAGATATTTGTTGGACTGTTGGGTTTAATATAGAGTAATTACCTACTGTTATATAAGAAAGCACTACTTGGTGAATTGAGTTATTCATAAATACCAAAATAGATGCAGATAAAGATGCCCCAACTGCATTTGTTGCAACCACTTCAATTCCTGTAATCTCATCACCAGAATCTGGGGCTACTTTGATATAACCTCCACCATTTTGCCAGTTAAATCTGTCTTGGTATGGGTATTTACCTGAAATCATGACCATTGTTGGGTCTCCATCAATACCAGCAAGTATTAGTCTGTCATCAAATCTTTTAATGTATTTAGCTTTAACCCCACCTGTTGTGTCAGTTGTTGGTGCAAATGTAGAGGATTGTGGTAACCCCTCATCAACAATTGACCTAACTGTTGGGCCAACTGTAGCAATAAGAGTTTCCTCCCCAGCTAAACCACAGTAAATTCCATAACCTGTTATAGCAGTTGAAGCTGTAGATGGCTGACTCCATGCAATATTTGCAATAAAAGTTTCTCTATCAAAATTAGCATTGTTTAGAAATACAGGGTCTGATGGCAAAGTTTCACCTGTTGTTGAAAATGCTGTTACAACATAACTCCAGACAGCAGTTCCAGTAGCACCTGAAACAAGGGAAACTCCTCCTGAAATAGTTGGTCTAGATATTGCTGTATATGTTGTAATAGAAGTGCCATCATATCTTGATAAATTGTTTGAAGAACTTGCAATATATTCATAATTTCCAATCTGTGTAAATGATGCCACAGCTCCTGAAGCAAATGAAGCACCAGCAATAATATTATAAGAAGCACCAGATTTTTTTATTAAATATCCAGCATCAGTAAGTGCTAGTAACTCTCTAGTTGAGGTATCAATATTGTTATATACATCCATGTATTTAACATCACCAGTTCCTGCTTGAAAGTAAGTTTCACTACCCCATCTGGATGTTACAACTCCTTTACCAATAAGCATACAGTTATTAGCAACAGCTAATTCATCTTTTTTAATTTCTGTTGGTTTGTAAAAGGTATTAAGCCCACCTGAAAAGCCTAAATAATTAGCTTCAAATATTTTTTGTGGTAAAAATGATGGGATATTAGTGCTTAAACTAGGCATTATCCATCAACTCCCATTGTGAAACCAAATGTATTCATAGGTATTCTATTTAGCCTCCCAAAAGGCACATTCTGTTCCTCAATGGTGTTTGCAAGAAGTCTTTGAGCTTCTGCATATAATTGTGGAAATCTTGAATCTCCTCTTGCCTGAAAGACCATAGAAGCAACTCTTTTTACCAAATACTGTGATGATGCTACTGGAACAAAGTCAGTCATAGTTGCAACTGAAGATGGAAAAGACATATAGTCTATTACCAAAGACACACCACTAGCTAGTGGATTTATAAATTGAATTGATTTTGAAAGTATTGGGCCTGTAATATAAGCATCTGTTGTATCTGCATCTTTATTAAATCTATCCTCACCTAAAATTAGTTTGTGTTCAATCTTGTTTCCTGCATCTGTGTATTCCCATACAGAAGATAGAGGTTGTCTAAAATTTGTAGGTAGTCCAATAGAAACAGTTGAAACATTATTTGTAACAATAGGGTATTGAACCCTTAAATCCTGCCAAGTGTAGGCATCAGCCCATTCACCTAGAGCATCATTCATGTATGCAAGTCTTACATCAAGGTCAGTACCAACTGGTAGAACAGCATCCTGTTCTGTTAAAGCACCAACTGATTTTAATATTGTTCCTGCATCATAGTAAATGGTCATAAGATAGGAATAATAAATTGTGCTGTTTATTTCAACTGCTATTTGGACTCAAGTATTTCCAATCTTGTTTTTAAGTCCTCAATTATCTTTTGTTGCTCTTTGATTGCTTCTAATAATAATGTAGGTAACTTATCATAATGGACACCATAATAGGTTTCTGGGTCATCTTCATTTGTAAATGTGAAAGTAAGTTCAGGAGCAACTGCTAAAACATCTTGTGCCATTACACCATATTTCTTTTTTTCAGTTGGTTCATCATCTATCTTTCTATAAGTGTAACCTGTTATTGCTTTTACTTTTTCTATTGGATTAGAGATAACTTCTAAATCTTTTTTAAGTCTTTGGTCTGAAGCAATTAAAGCAATACAGTTGGTTGCAGTATCTCTATAAGCTGCAGTATCACCATCAGCTGTCCAAGTTGCCATTCTAATTCTTCCATTA